TATCCCAGATGGACTTCCTATCTACAGGTTTTAAAACTAGGGATAATGGATCTGAGGTTCATTTAAACAACTCTGGAGCCACTTATATCTACGGAGCCTTCGGCATCCAGCCATTAACAGACGGTGCAATCAACCAAGGTAAGGCTAAGTAAAGTGGGCGAAACAATTGATTTACGGCTGCTTTTAACGGTTGGGGTTATGGTCGTTTCAGTTGTTACGTCGAGTGTGATTGTTAAGCAAAAGTTAGCGGCAGTTATTGAGCGCCTTGATGCGCTTCAAAAAGATTATGAATCTCGTTTGCGTAATCTTGACCAGCGTACAGACAAGCAAGAGAACATGATTGATTTGAACGCACAGAAAACTCAGGTATTATCAGGCATACTGTCCCCATCTTCTTTAGAGAAAAGGCACAGAGAGATGGAACGAATGCTTGTTAAGTCGAGTACCAATGAAGAACGTATAAAGAAATTAGAAGGCTTACATAATGGTGCGCATCCAAGTGTTAAGTAGGATTTTAAAATGAGATCTATTACAACAATGTCAACCCACAGAAAAGGAAATGTTATGCCAAAAGTAATGAAAGCAAGTGGTAAAGTTAAGTCATATCCCTACACTGCAAAAGGTAAAGCAGCCGCAGCGTCAGCAGCTAAAAAGCCGGGTAGCAAATCTGTAGGCTCTAAAAAATCTTATGGTTAAAGTCTTTATTCTATTAGTGTTAGTTAGTGTAGCTGGCTGTAAGTCGCTACCTAACTTTCCTATTCTTTTTATGTCCCATCAAGATTTATTAGACCAGACTAGAGAAATAGATACGCACTTTAAAGGAGAAGCAGATTGATTACATTAATCAGCAGCGTCTTAGGTTTTGGTACTTCTTTTCTCCCAAAGATACTTGGATTTTTTGAAGAGAAGCGTGACCAAGCCCACGAACTCAAGATGATGGACAAGCAGCTTGAGCAACAGATTAAAATTGGCGCTCAGAAGATGCAGATGATGGACATATCCGCTGACATCGCTGAGAGTGAAACCATACATAAAGAACACTCCAGCATCACACGCAAATCTAGCCAGTGGTGTATAAATTTAAGTGCATCAGTGCGCCCACTCATTACATTCTTTTTGTTCTTTGAGTTTGTTATCTTAACATTCTTGCTGGCGTTTGGGTTCATTGATAACGATATGTTTAAACTACTTTGGAACACCGATACGATGGCTCCTGTCTTTGCTGCTTGCGTATCTTTCTGGTTTGGATCACGTAGTTTTAATAAAAAGTGAAAGATTTCTTTGAGATGATAGTAAAGAAACACGGCCCTAAAGTATGGGACGGTCACATAAATGAAGCTGGTCTGGAGCTTATTAAGCACTACGAAGGATGGAGACAGTCCGTCTACCTGTGCAGTGCAGCCAGAGCTACAATCGGTTGGGGCAGCACATGGGATCGTGATGGCAATGCTGTTACCCTTGACCATCCTGATATTACGGAGGAGCAGGGCGAATATCTGCTCCTCAGAGAAGTGCGTCATTCTGAGGCGGCAATTAGAAAACTTGTCAAAACGGAACTGACAGAGAATATGTTTTCTAGCTTATGCTCATTCATATATAATGTTGGGTCAGGGAATTTTCAGAAGTCTACAATGCGGATGCGTTTAAACAGAGGGCTTCACGAAGAAGCTGCTGACGAGTTTCCTAAATGGCGTAGGGCTGGCGGTAGGATTGTTAAGGGTTTAGTGCGTAGGCGTAAACAAGAGCGTGAGTTGTTCCTAACATAAAAAACCCCTCATTGCGACACAACAATGAGGGGGGCTTGTAAGTATTAGACAAGTTGCACCAAGGCGAACACCTACAGCATTATATTTTAAACATCTTACCAGTTGTGACCTTTCCAATATTTTTTAAGCTTAGTTAATGCCGTGTCAAACCAGCGCAAACTTAGAACGCTGGTGGCTGAAATCTCAGATACACTATCAACGTACTCAACAGAGCCGTCACTGTATCTGTAAATAATGCTTACAAGTTTTTTACTCATCTGGCTTATCCATCAGCGAACCGTCAACAATATGCCGCGCCGCTGCCACACGACGATCTAGCGTTTTGAGCCTTGGGAATTTGCGATCTATGACGGGGTTGCGGCTTTTAAATGATACGCGAAAACCAAGTAAGCGTTTAATCCAATTTAACATCATTCACCCTTCATTTTCATAGATGTAAACTTGCGACCGTCTAGTATTTTGTCCCAAAGAAAGTCTGGGGTCAATTTATATTCACTAGCTGCCTTCTGCAACGTGCGATATTCTAAACCCGTATCCATAAGGTCTCTGAGTATGCGACGTTTCTCAGTGGCAACGTATTTTTTATGTTCTTCGTATGCTGCTTTGTTCGCGTGTTTGCGTCTCTTTGTCATCTTAAACCCTCCCAAAAGTCCCAACTGTGTATTATAGCGATAAAAAGCACAATAATTGCCGCAAGAGCTAGGGCTTTAGCTGTAGCCATTGTACCGCGCTCCGTGATTGGCAATAACTTTAGCCGCCATACCTACCAAACTACTTGAGAACAATTCGTGATTATTAATTACGCGGCGAGCATTTCTTAACTCTCTGCGGATCATACGATGGAATGTCATGTCGTTGGCTGACACAACTACCTCACGTGGCGGCGCTTTCTTAACACTCATTCGCCCCACCTCGCAGCTATCTCTCTGTTATACGCGTTACTGTGGACAGCGTTTAAACGGGCTTCGTTTTCATCCCGCTCATAGACTACAGCTTCATGTAGAACAACTTTCCTGTTAATCATATCCCACGCAACAGCCACAGGAATGCCAGACAAATCATGTAACACTCCCGCCGCACTATTTTGGGTCTTTCTCTTTTCCCAAACATCCCGCGCCAATCCTTGAATTATGTTCATTACTTTCCCTTTCAAGTTCAAGTTCAAGTTCTAATTTAGCAAGAGCGTTCCAGCACAGCATTGCGCTGTGACGTAGCCCACTCTCGTCGATCTCCTCGTTATACCCTCTAAGTTGGTGACGGGCTAAAGCATCACCGTACCGTTCAATGCCGTCAGGCACGTCCCGCCAACCGTTCGGGGTGTATTTCTTTGCGCCGTAAGTAGTAACCTTGGCTACCTCCTCCAACGCTCTAGCAAAACCCACCATCATCAGCCCTACTCTAACCTTACCCGCGTCCAGCTTTGCGCCGGGGGTGTGTTGGCTAATTCCGTTGGGGTCTTTTTCTTTAGTCATTTTGAAATCCAGGTTTTGGTTAGGGGGAGTAAATCTACTTGAGGCAACTTTTAGATAAAACGTCTGGTACGACAAGCGCCCTCTGTTTTTCGTATTCAGTGCGAACTTCGATTTACTCCCTTGCTATTAGTCTTAAACTTAATATAATGCGCTTGTCAACAAATTAATTTAGGAGTTGAAATGAACAGTAAAGAACAAGCCCTCATTGAACTAGAGGCGGCGATTAAAGAGTTTAATCTTAAAACAACCAACGTCGGGTTGGCAATAGCAGGGAATAGATCGTTCATGGATATTATGCGTGACCCCAACAAAACCATCACAACTAAGACGCTTGACAAGATTAGCAGGTACGTATTAGAGTTAAGAGGCCAACTGAATCTGAATCTGAATCTGAAGGAAGAAAAATGAAACATTTAAAAGTAGGCGGCTCTACTGCCGCACGGACACTTAAATGTCCCGGTTGGATTAAAGCTTCAGAAAACATCCCCAGAAGACCCGCAGGACAAGCTGCTATAGATGGTAGTATGCACCATGAGATTATGGAGTTGTGCCAGAAGAAAGGCACTGCGCCTAAAGATTATTTAGGCTTTGTATATAAAGAGAATGGACAATCGCGAGAGTTTGGCGTTGACGACTTAGACTTATCCAACATCGCGCACACCGTTACCAACACAATAATGGACGATCTGGATATAGACCAGCTAGAGGTTGAGCCTTTTCTTCAATACATAAAAGGTAGTGTCGGCGGCTCAACAGACTTGTTGGGTTTATCAGAAGACGGCAAAACATTGCTGTCTTTAGATTACAAATTCGGCAGAAATAAAGTTGTAGCAAAGAATAACGCGCAACTCATGTTCTACCCTATGTGTGCTAGGCGAGACAGTAAGACCTCAGATATGTTTAGTAAGGTTGAAAAACTAGTTCTTGTCATCGTGCAACCCCAAGTAAAAGGTGTTGTCGATACATGGGAGTGTTCAATTGAAGATTTGAACACGTTTGAGACAGAATTTAACAAAGCTCTGGATCAGGTTTATTTAAAAACAGATGTTAGAACCCCCGGTTCGCACTGTAACTGGTGTCCAGCGGCTCCGTACTGTGAGACAAAGCGTTTAAACGTTATGGCATCGTCGTTGTTAGGAGCTAAAGAACGTAACGATCTGCAAGCAGCGGCAAACGTCATCACTGAAGTCGAAGATTGGCTGAAGATGATGAAAGAAGAGATGTATATGCAGCTTAACCGGGGTGTGGCTCTGGACGGTTGGAAGATCATCGACAAACGCGCCACTCGTAAGTGGATTGACGATATGGCAACAGCTAAAGCACTGGCTAATTGCAAAGAGTTGTCCGAACAAGACGTGTTTAAATCTACACTATTAACCCCACCCGCAATGGAGAAGGTTATAAAAAAGAAAAAGGTCGATCTTGACCTAAGTGATTTCATTGTGTCTGAAAGTTCCGGTACAACACTAGCCCCTGCGGATCACGCATCCCCAGCGGTTATTGTGACAGACGTACAGGGTCATCTAAAAGATATAATGAAGTAAACGCGGAATAATCCGCAAATCTGAACTGAACTGAAGGTAAAATTAAAATGTCAAACTTCCCTACTGTAATGAATAAATCCGACTTAACAGACGCGTTAGCTTCCAGCAAAATTCAAGAGACTGCCAACAATGTTGGCGTTAGTTTTCTTAAAATGGATTTTGAAAGCGGCGAGTGGCTACTAGGTCAAGGTAACGATATTGTTACCGATGAAGAAGTACACATACTAACCGATAGCATACAGCATGGCTGGATACTATGGTCTGGTGGTCGGCCTAACAAGTCGTTTGTACGGTTTAACCAACCTCTGCCACAGGCAATGGAGAGTATAGGCGAGGATGTTCCAGCCGAAGCCCGTTCGTTCCAAGGCGCATTGGTAGACAACGGTGATATGTTGTCGTTTGACACGAACAGTTATGGCGGCAGAAAAGGTGTTGACACTCTGCTAGGTGCGATTAAATCTCACGCAGCAGAAGGTTCACAGTTTCTGTACCCTAAAATCAAACTCTCAAGCGAGAGCTACGCCAACAAAAAGCGTGGCGGTAAGTTAACTTACAACCCGCTATTTGAGATTGTTTCTTGGTTTGACGAGAACGGCGTAGAAGAGAGCGGAGCAGCGCCACAAGTAGAAGACAAAGCTGTAGACGCGGATGATGAGCCAGACCAGCGCCAACGTCGTGTAAGAAAAAGCGCAGCTTAGTTTCTCCCGACTGAGCCTTTCAGCCCTCGCCGGGGTAGGGTGCGCGTCACCCCGGCACATCTTTGAAAGGGATTACTTTGCTATACATTGATTTAGAAACCCGCAGCAACTGCGATTTAATCTTTCACGGTCTTCGGCGGTACGCAGAAGACCCTAGCACCCAAGTTATATGTATGGCCTACGCGTTTGATGATGGCGACATTGAGTTCTGGTGGCACTACGAACCGTTCCCAAAAAGTGTTACAGATTATTTCAAATCCGGTGAGCCGATTATGGCCCACAACGCGGAGTTTGAGCGTCACTTATTTGAGTGGGTAATATCAAACGACTACCATTTTACACCACCAAAGCTAGAGCAATGGCGTTGCAGCATGGCGATAGGGCTTACCAACGGTTTTGCGGGTGGTCTGGACGCTTTAGCTGTTGGGCTGGAGCTACCTTACCGTAAAAATCCACAGGGCGCACGGCTGATCCGTGAATACTGCTCTCCCGGTCATGAGAGTGTGTTTAAACAAGGTGATGACCAGATAATGAAGGACTATTGCCTGTCTGACGTTGAGATTATGCGAGCAGCAGTGAAATGTTTACGCACACTGACCAACAGCGAGTGGGCAGAATATCATTTAAACTGCCGCATTAATCAGCGCGGTTTGCCAATTGACGTTGCATTTTGTGAGGCGGCATTAGGCTACACAAAAGAAGTTGCCGAAGACGCTAACCGTCAGATAGCTGAGTTGACAGATGGTGCTATGACTAAGGCAACGCAACGTAAAGCCCGTGACGCTTGGTTGTTTCCAAAGCTGACTAAACCACAAATAAAATTGCTTGAAGTCTATAAAGACGGAGAGGTAAAAATATCATTGGATGGTGAACACAGGCGATACTTGTTAAATCGGGATGATTTAGATGCAGACGCTAGAGCTTTGCTTGAATTTATCGACAACGCTGGTTCCTCCGCGCTCAAGAAATTTGCTGTTGCGGCTCATCAACAATGTTTGGGGCGGGTCTACAACACGTTTCTGTGGAATGGTGCGGGGCGCACAGGTCGTTTCAGTGGTAAAGGTTTACAACCGCACAACATTCGCCGTGACGTTTTTAGTTACGAAGAAGCAGAAAAACTTATTAAAGATATTACACAAAACCTACAGATTGACAGCCCTGCAAACACAATGGCTAGACTGTTGCGGGCAATGATAGCCCACGACGATGGTTTATATTGGGTTGATTGGTCCAGCATTGAAGGCCGTGTAGCTCCGTGGATGGCAAAAACTATATCTGGTGATCGTAAGTTAGAGTTGTTTAAACAAGGTAAAGATTTGTATGTCGTTACCGCTGCCGATATGTTTGATTTAGATGAGAACGTTTTAATGGCTGCGGTTGTTGCGAAGGAAACAGAGGCTAAAAACACCAGACAGTCAGGTAAGATCGCTGAGTTGTCCTTACAGTTTGGTGGCGGTCACAACGCGTTGATTGGTATGGCTAAAAATTACGGTGTGATCTTTGAAGAAGAACAAGCCAAAGATATTGTTGTCCGCTGGCGTAAAGCGAACCCGTGGGCTGAACAGACGTGGAACGATTACGATGAGACGATTACAAGCGCGGTCTTAGAGCCGGGTGTAGACAAAAAGATTGGTCGCGTTGTTTACAACTCTGACGGCGTAAATTTTTTGTGGTGTAAATTACCGTCTGGTCGGCTTCTTGCGTATCCTAAACCGAAATTTGAACAGTACGAAACCCCGTGGGGCGAAGAACGTATAGGCGTTACGTTTCAATCACACTTTAAACCTGCTGCGGGGGCTAAACCTATACGTGTTTACGCACGGGGTGCGTTGCTGTTTCAAAATTCTGTTCAAGCTGTTGCGGCTGACTTTCTACGTGAGGCATTAGTTAAAGCTGATGCGGCGGGGCTTAGAGTGGTTGGTCATGTGCATGACGAAATAATAGGTCGGGGTAGTGAGGCTGACGGAGAGTGTTTAAACGACATTATGTTACAAAAACCTTGGTGGGCTGACGGTCTGCCACTGGCAACAGATGGTGTTGCATCAGGAAAGAGGTACGGCAAGTGAGTGAAAAGCACTTGCAAGATTATTTGTTTGTTCAAGCAAAAAAGCACGGAATTTACGCACGTAAGATGCAGGCCGTGGGTCACACCGGGTTTCCCGATGTACTGTTGGCGTTTGACGGTTACGCGTTATTTATTGAGTTGAAAAACCCTAACGGTAAGGGTCGGTTAAGCCAAAAACAAGAGGCCGAAATAAAACGGCTGATGGAGGCAGGGTTGGACGTTTATGTTATATCAAAAAAGGAGGAAGTTGATGACCTTATCAGAGAAATCTTTGAACACGAAGCAACAAACAGCTATTTCGCGGTTATACAGTGAAGATTACACATTACTGGTTGCCCCAACGGGCGCAGGTAAGACGGTTATTTGTCTGACTGCTATTAAGGAGTTGATCGACGCGGGTGTGCTGAACCGCGTCATCGTCGCTGCACCTGCCAAAGTGGTTGAGAATAACGTCTGGGGTAAAGAGGTTGAGAAGTGGGAACACTTGAAGGGCCTGCGCGTCACATCTTTGACAGGTAGTTCAGTTAAACGCTTTGTTCATTTAGATATGGGCGGTATGAACGTTATTATAATTAGCTTAAATAACCTTGAGTGGTTACTGAATACTAAGCATGGCTGCGACGGTATCATTATCGACGAGCTATCCAAGGCAGCGGGTAAACAAACTGCGGGTATGCGGTCCAAGAAGAAGGCCGACTGTTTTAAGTGGCGCGTCGGGATGACAGCAACACCCGTGTCACAAAATTTTGAAAAACTTTATAGTATGTGTCGTATCTTGTCACCAAAATACCTTGGGACCAACAAGCAAAAGTATCTGGACCAGTATTTCTATTCAGACTACCAAGGTTACAACTGGACTCTACGTGACGGCGCAGATGAGTTAATCGCCGCTAAGATCGCGCCTCTCGTCCACCTCGTTGAAGATACCAAGGCCAATGACCTGCCACCTTGCCGTGAACACGTCATCACGTTTGATATGCCAGATGATACGCGGGTCGTCTATAACGACATGAAGAAACACATGATTGCTGGTGACGTTGAGGCTGCGAATGAGGCTGTAAAGTCAGGCAAGCTTCGGCAGATCGCTTCGGGGTTTATGTATGAGGATGACGACAAAGTTGTTTACTTAGACCGTAGCCGCGTTGATGCTATGCGCTCTTGGGCTGACGCGTTGGACGGTAACACCGGAATTATTTTTTATGAATTTGTTGAACAAGGAAAACAACTCGTATTGACGACACCGGATAACGTCAGGTGTGTGCAGATACAGTCAATGTCACACGGGGTTGATGGTCTGCAACATGAGTACGCGGACCTGTTATTTTTACAGCCGCCGTGGAGTAGAGACAATAAAGAACAGGCTATCGGGCGTGTCTGGCGCACGGGGCAGACTGAGGAAGTTAATGTAACGACGCTGGTTTGTAACGACACTCTGGACGAGCTGGTGATGAGTAGAGTAGAAGACCGGGGTGAATGGATGAAGCTGTTTAAACAGCATTTAGAGGGATAAGTACATGATTGACAGAGACACTTTTATTAATACTATTTTCGCAGACATTACAGACGGTGAGTTGGTCTGTGTGTCAGAGGCCAAGCCTAAGTCCGATGGCACAGGCTCATGGTTTAACAACTGTCTACTCACTGACAGGTCGTGGCGTAAGTGGGATAAAGACAAACAAGCACGGGCGTGGTACTTTTGCGTATCTGCGGTCACAGGAGAGCTTAATGAGAAAGGCACTATGGTCAAACGAGGGCGCGCCAACCTTACTAGAGTTTTTGCGCTGGTCTTGGACGACATCGGCACAAAGGCTGTCGCTCCGCCCGTATCTCCATCTTGGAAGTTGGAGAGTTCACCTAATAACTACCAGTGGGGTTATCTACTTGACCCGTCCGACGACATTATGCGGTTTGAAGCCCTCGTGGAGTATTGCCATCAGCAAGGATGGGGCGACGCAGGTGCTGGTGGTTCCTATCGACTAATGCGTGTGCCGGGGTCGGCAAACCTAAAAGACGGGCGTGATAATTTCAGGTCACGCGTGACCCATTGGAAGCCTACGTTCTGGAGTATTGATGAGCTTGCCGAAGACTTTGGCTGTGACCTCAACACCGTGCCTATCCCCGATAAGACCGTTGCGTTTAAACAAGGCGGCGCACAGGCAATGGAGAACATTGACCCGTTGCTAGACTGGTTGACGACTGACGGTCACGTTATCTCTGACACAGGCTCACAGTTCGTTGATGTTGTCTGCCCGTGGGCTGACGCTCACACCTCTGGCGATAACAAGGCAGGTTACAGCCCACTAGGGCGTGGCGACGGTAAGTATGTTCAAACACGGGCGTTCAGTTGTCTGCATGAACACTGCAAAAAACGTAAGCTTAAAGACTTCGTTGAGTGGGCGGTCAGTTTAGACGGCCCGTTTGTGGCGGGTTACGATCCACTGCCGTGGCTGCAATCACAGTACGCATACGTCGTGTTGGGTCAGGTCGTTGTCGATCTAGCACAGCGCAAGATCGGGGGCGATTGGGTTTACCCGTTGGCTGATTGGAAACTAGACCACCCCGGCAAAGTCACCGTGGCTGGTCATGACCGCCCGATACTGGTTGCCAACGCGTTTATAGAACATGAGAACACCAAGAAGGTTAGAGGGCTGACTTACGTTCCCGTTGCGCGGGCTGATGACACGGGTGTCGTCACGTCGTTTAAACAGCAGCAGGTTAATAAGTATGTACCGCCCAACTGGGAAGAAACAACTGCAACGCCAGACGTGTTTCTGGATCACATAAATTATCTAATCCCCTACGTCAAAGAGCGCGAGGTCTTCCTAAACTGGTTGGCGTATAAAATACAGCACCCTGCGTCGCGCTCGTACTGCATTGTCATGGTTGCCGAAGACTCCTACGGCACAGGTCGATCATGGCTCAACTCGTTACTCAAGAAGGTGTTGCAGGGCGGCGTTAACACCGCAACGCTACCGCAATTGATTGGAAAAGGCACATCGTCAGAACAAAACTTTAATTCGTGGAAAGTTGGCTGTCAGTTTATAGTCGTTGAAGAAGCCAAAGATGTTTCGCTTACACGTGACGACTTTTACCACGGCTATGAGACGTTTAAACTTAACGTAGATACTAAGATCGAAGAGGACTTGCGCGTCAACGAAAAGTACGGACGCACACGAAACGAAACCGCGTATTACAATGTTCTTATCTTTACCAACCATGCCGACGCGATGGCTTTACCCGAAAATGACAGGCGTGTTTATTGTGTTGAAAACCCTGCGGAGCGTTTGGGTTACGATTACTATGACCGTTTAAACAACGCCTTGGATACGGATGAACCGCGTCGTGTTTTCTGGTGGCTGATGCGTCGTGATGTGTCGAAATATGACCACATTTACCCGCCGATGACGCCAGCAAAACAACGCATGATATCTGACACGCAATCCCCATCCGATAGTATTTTGGAGTGGATCAGGGCGAACCACCCATCCGATGTAATCACCAAGACGCTACTCAAAACCGCAATTGTTGTTGCCGCCCACGATTTGGAATTGGAAAAACAGATGCGTGAGCCAAGTCAAACGACTAAAATACTGTGGAGAAAAATCAAAAGTTTACGCCCAAAAGACACAAAAAATGGAGCCAGATATTCAATTGAAGGTAAACAAGTTGAAGTCCGTGCCATCCGAAAATATGAATTTTGGGGTGTTGTCGATCAAAAACTGGACAGAAACAAAATTATTGAGGAAATGGCAAAAACTGAAGTTTTTTCAAACGTCGTTAATTTAGAGGATAAAAATAGAAGTTAGAGCCTTTTATATTTTGTTTTCACTATGTCGCAAACGCGCTGTTTTCTGCCGTTTCGTTAATCTATTAGAGGATAGTGATAATATATTATAAAGTAGTATAATTAATATATATATATATACTATACTAATTAAGGGGTCTATAGGAAAACCCTCTAAATGGACTTTTCCTCTAATTATAGAAAAAGGGGCGGCAAACCGTAATTGGTGTGCCGCCCCTTAATTTGGTGTAACTTTTTGGATTGTCGATCAGGATGCTTTGAATTTAGATTTCAATTTAGGAATCCGACGCGTCAACAAAATATCAATTACGATTCGCACCGGACCGATAATTTCAGCGTGACCCGTTTCATATCGTCGGTATTGGCGTTCAGATATACCTAAATAATCAGAAAGTTGATTTTGGGTCATTTTTAGTGTGCTACGTGCGTCTTTTAGTTTTTCGGGCGTCATAGGGTAGCCTTTCATAAAGAAACGCCCTACGCGTGAACGTAGGGCGTATTTGAAGTGTGTTTAAACGGTTTGTTCTTTAAAATTCCACGCCCAATAATAATAACCATCAAAAACCAATGCTTTCCGGTCTAAAATGGTTTTGATCAACGGTTCACCAATATTAAGAAATTTTGATACCCATTGTTCAGCGGCAACCGCGTGATTTTCATTAATGTCTAGTGAATAATCCCAACTAACAAAAATTCTACGCGCTGGCGTATCACTGTATTTATAATCGCAAACTGATATACGTGGCCCCCGCGTATTAGTTGGACCCACAAACTTTGTGCGAATTGCCGCCCGTGTTTCTACTTGATTTTTCATTTTACAAACCTTTCAAGTTTAAGCGCGCCGCTTGCGGCGTAATATTTCTTGTGTCCATTTTTATGGACGTGAATTGAACGGAGACCTTTTTTAGGTTTAGCTCTAAAATCTGGCGTACCGTCTTTTTTTATTGGAACAAACATATTTACAATCTCAACCCAATTATTCTTAAGAGCCGTCAATTTTTGCTGAGTGCAAATTCTTGTATTTCTCATTTTGCTGCCCCTTTTTTACTTTCAGATTTCAACGCGTCAATCAACGCGGTTTTAATGTCTTTATCGTTTTTGGCGGTTTTTACCTTATTTGTTAAATCAATAGTTTTGCCGTTTGGCATAATCATTTCAAAGCTTGGCATGGTGTGATCCTTTCAAGATCATATTAGAAGCAAAATCGCTTCCCATATGGCAACGTGTTTAAACGCTGCCATAGGCGGAAACTATTCCCCGTATGCTGATTGTATTTTTTCGTTTGTTTGTTCACAAATCAGGTTTTCATCTTCCCAATTAATATCCACGCCCGCCAACCGCCAACCCGTGCAATTGTCTGTTAAATGTTCTTGGCAAACTAAATTAAAATTATCATAAACCGCTTTATAAGATAACGTTGCGCCATCCTCAGTTATAAAGTATTTAGGATATCCACCGGGCCAAGACCATTGGCCTATACGAAGTTCGTTTTTAATTTCTTTAATTTTCATGATTAGACCCCTATCAATATTAGTGCAAATAATACGGTGCAAAGTGCAATGGCGCAGGATGCTAAGTTGTTCATAGTGTTTCCCTCAACTCATTTTGTAATTCAACATAACAATCGGAAACAAAAACAAATGTTTTATAGACACTGAAACCGGGAACCACTCTATAATGCGAACGAAAATCAGGTTTTGCGATGTCGCGAACTTGTAAAGCATCCATTGCAGATATCCGATACCCAGAATAAAGGAAATGATTTGCTTGCATATTTGCGTATTGAGCGAACGTATGGCTCGAGTGGTTGAATGTTTTACCCGGCGCGTTTGGATCAATTGACTGCAAATAATCTAATTCGTTTTTGACCGCTTCGTATGGTAATTGTTTTAACATAATAAAACCCTTTCAAAAATTAGTTACTATGGAAAACCGAAACAAGTATGAAAAATAACCCGCTCAACATTGGGATTAAAACCATAGTAACCGCTTGCAACCAGTCGTGTGGTGTCATGTGGCTAATAGTGGTGGTCCGCATGAATTCAATAGCCCACACGCCCATTAAAAATAGGACGCTGCCAAAACATAAAAAACTTAAAACCGCTATTTTCTTAATCATTGTGTGATCCTTTCAAGATCATTAATTGAAACCGATTGTTTCTTAATGACACCGTGCGTTTAAACGGTGCCATTTAGAACTAATCAGTTAACCAATTGTCGTATCACTTTTGCACCGTGGGCATTGTAAAGTATTTTCGGTCCATTTTGCGGATGTTCTGAAAATCATTCCACAGTCTAAACCCACCATTTCATCGTTACACGTTACTTTAATCATCCGCGTTGATTGTTTTTTGATACCGATTGACGCGTCCAACGCCGCGTGTGGGAAACCACCCAAACGCCCCAACATTGCAACGATACGATCAAAAAAGATTTCGCTTTCTTCTGTCGCTGTCATTTTGCCAACTAAACCTATTGAGTTTGCTAGTTTCTTGAATAGTGGACCATGGCCCGCTTTAATACCTAAAACCGCGTGGCACATTTCATGAGCTATAACGCCAAGTATTTTTGTTTCATCATCTTGCGTAATTGAGATGATGATTTCTGTCGTACCGTCTTTTGAAGCTTCTGGTGACCAACACTGACCTATTGTTCTTTTCTTTGCAGCTAGTCCGCCCTTAGAAGGAAAGCCCGACGAGATGCGCCATTTTGCGGGCATATGAAGGCCTTCAAGATTGAATTCGTTTTCTAATTCTAAAACCGCGTTGGATAACCACTGTTCTTTTGTTGAGTGAATGATATTCATTTTTGGGTGTGATCCTTTCAAGATCGTATTTTGATTAATCAATTTCAGTTTCAGGAGTTAAAACCAATGTAATGGGTTGCGCTAGAAAATCAGGTGTTAAAAACATGGTTGCAGCTGTTTGGTTTTTAATGTGGCGAACCCGAACAACATCACGATGCTCTAAATGTGCAGTGATAACATCACCTGTTGATAAAATGAAATCATAATCATCTAGCGCCCACCAGTTATTTAGAACCGTAGATAAAGGTAGTGTGGATTTATTTAACATGAGTAAAAGACCCTTTCAAAAGACTGAGTTAATTAATGTATAACTATTACATAGGACGTCCTGTCCTGTTATACAAGACGTTTAAACAAAATAAATTGCATTTAATTGTTTGGGGTATAATAATACCGCATATCAAAATGGTAAAAATAAACAATGGTGATTTATGGCGCGTACAAAAGGTTCACAAAATAAGTTTAATAAGAGTATGAAAGACGCGTTAGAATTAGCGTTTGAAAGGTCTGGCGGTGTTGATTATTTGGTTCATGTTGCTGGCGAAGACCCAAAAACGTTTTGTGGCTTATTAGGGCGTTTGATACCTGCCACCGTCGCTATCGCTGTAACTCACAAGATTGATCTAGCGGCAATGATGCAATTAGCAGACACAAACGTGCAACGTTTAAACGCACCCGATACAATAGAACACGAACAATCTAATACCGTTATAGTTGAGCAAGTAGTAAGCGATATTCAACCTATGGATAATAACCCAATGAAATCAAAGACTTAGCGTGTTTATGTTTCACGTTTTGACTTTCCATAATATACGTTATGCGATAACTAGCAGCGCAAGACGTTTAAACGTGCTACGGTTTTACGTGTTTCGTTCTAGGCGTGATAGGGGGTACACCCACCCCCACCCCCAGATTTTCCCGCGCGCCTCTGTCTCTGGACCTGTCCAACGCCCTACACGTAAAAATTTTCAGAAAATTTTTTTTTAGGAAAAATAAATGGCTAAACAAGAAGCACACCCCCAAGAGGAACAGTTAATGCTCAAGCTGTTCAGTTTTAAAGATGATCCGCTTGGGTTTGTGCTGTACGCATTCCCGTGGGGACAACCCAACACACCCCTTGCTAATCACGATGGACCGCGTGATTGGCAACGCAAGGCGCTTTCTCAAATGCGCGACCACATTTTAGAGAACAATCGAAAAGTAACACACGGTAATGTGCCAGAGCTTATGAAACTCGCAAGAGCGTCAGGGCGTGGGATTGGGAAGTCAGCATTCCTTGCTTGGATTAGCATCTGGTTGTTTTCTTGTTTACCGTCTAGCACCGTTATTGTGTCAGCGAACACGGAGCAGCAACTCAAGTCCACAACGTTTCCTGAGATTAGGAAGTGGGCAACGATGAGTATTAACAGCAGGTGGTTTGAACACAACGCAATGTCTCTTAGACCTGCGGAATGGTTAATTGAAGCTCTTAAAGCAACAACGGGTTATGATGATGCGTACTGGTATATCCAAGCACGGCTGTGGTCAGAAGAAGCGCCAGACGCCTATGCGGGTATCCACTCACAGATGGGGATGGCGGTTTTATTTGATGAGGCAAGCGGCATCCACTCAGCTATCTGGCCCGTGGCGCAAGGGTATTTTACAGACAAGACAACACATAGGTTCTGGATTGCTATCTCTAATCCAAGAAACCCCAGTGGTGAGTTCTTTGAATGTTTCCACGGGAACAGGGACCAGTGGAATAACGAAACGATAGACGGCAGAAGTGTTAATGAGAACGACCACACGCTGTATAATGACATCATATCTCAGTACGGCGAGGACTCCGACCAAGCCAGAGTTGAGGTGTATGGGAAGTTCCCACGTCAGGGGGATTATCAGTTTATAGGTCGAGGGGATGTAGACGATGCAATAGCGCGTGAAGCGGTTGATGACCCCGGCGCGGCGTTAGTTATGGGTGTAGACCCGGCACGGTACGGGGATGATAGTGCGGTAATAGCATACCGCATAGGGCGAGACGCATCGTCCATACCGTTCGAGCGGTATAAGAGTTGTAGCATAACAGAGCTTGCGGAACACGTAGCGCGTGGGATTGAGAAGTATAAACCAAACGCGGTGTTTGTTGAGGGTGATGGGGTAGGCGGCGGTGTTGTAGACGTGCTAAAAGATAATAACTTTAATATTATAGAGGTTAAGACAGGGGGCGGCGCGCAGGATAAAGATGCGTATGCCAACCACCGGACAGAGATGTGGGGGCGGGTTAGAGATTGGCTACCAACCGCGTCACTGCCAGCTATAAAAGAACTTGCGGATGACCTGTGTGGGCCGATGTATGACTTTAATCTTAAAGGCCAGCTCAAGCTGGAGCCTAAAGAGAAAATGAAGAAACGCGGACACGCCAGCCCTGACTTTGCAGATGCGTTAGCTGTGACGTTTAGTCGTGTAATAGGTAGAACAGACGCGACGACAGGGCGCAGTAGAAGAAGACAGGTTGCAAATGATATGGATTATGATATGTTTGGATAGTAAAGCGATACCCCCCTTTCGTTTTACACCTCCCTGTTTAAACTTACTCCGGCCTTGCGCCGGAGTACTTTTTTGTGTTAGCGTTCAGAAATTAGTATTATGTTATTATGGAGAGACAACTATGGGCGGTATATTTAGTTCCCCTTCAATTCCTGCGCCCGCACCTGCGCCACCCCCACCAACGCGTTCGGACCCTGATGTTCAAGGGGCTGCGATAGACGCCCGCAGACGTTTGGCGGCAAGGTCAGGTCGCGCCAGTACTATCCTAACAAGTGGTCAGGGTGTGACCGATGAGACACCGTCTACGACTAAGACTTTGCTAGGAACCGCGTAATGGGTGGTGAAGCAACAGGTGGGGGCGGCAATGACACCCAGACAAAGGTGGATAGCTTTAGGGCGTTCAGCGCACCGCCAGCACAACAACCAACTGGGTTTGACGCGGGCCGTGGACCGTCTATTACCGGAGCAGGTAATGGCACAATTAATGACAACGGCGGCGACGACGTTTTAAAAGGTGGAGCCAACGCAGACTTGCTTGGAACACCAGCACCAGCACTAGGCAAGCCTGTAGATTTAACATCACCTTTAAACTCACCTAGAAGTTCATTATCTAGGCAAGCCGCGTTAGCTGGCAAAAGCGCGTTGTTGGGTACTTTAGGTTTACCCGGCAGCGGAAGTTTAACAGAAGAAGAACAAGCGCGGGTAGACGCTCAAGCTAAAGGTTTAAATAAAGCAGAAGAATTAGTAGGCGACACTGGAGGCGCTAGTGTTACACCTGCAACAGAAGGTTTACTAGGTCTTAAAAGTGAAGGTATAGGAATTAAAGGTGGTCGCCCCGGTGTAGCCAGCGCAACTAAAGTTGGTTTTGCAACTATGGTAGGCGCTGCTACCCCAATACCCGGCGCAATAGCTGCGGGACGCGCAATTGATGTCAACACGGACTATGCACTGGGTTCTAAAACGTTTGATGGGTTTACACCAACAGACGGAAAATCTGGTGGTACTAACCCTTTTGGGGGTGGTGGATTAGATAATAATATTATTGATAAATCACCTGAAACAGTTTCTAAACCAAATCAAGTAGCCGCTACCGCGCCCAATCAAAAATCCGCTCTTGAAACGCAAATTGCAAATATAGTTAGTGAGCAAACCCGTTCGGCTAGACAACGCGGGAGAGCCGCATCTTCATCAACAGGCGCAAGCGGACAAGGGCAATATGCCTCAAGAACGCTGTTAGGAACGTAATATGGAAAATGACATTGCCACAGGTGTAATCAAACGGTACGACGCCCTTAAAGGCCAGCGTGGTACTTGGGAGAACCATTGGGAAGAGATAGCAGACAGGGTGATGCCCCGCTACTCTGGCTCTATGCAGTCTCCTGACAGTGGGATAACCCGTGGCGAGAAACGCACTAGCAAGATGTTTGACAGTACCGCCGCGTTAGGTCTTGAACGTTTTGCTGCTGCAATGGAGAGTATGCTAACACCGCGTAACAGTCGGTGGCACAGGTTAAGTGTAACAAACCCAGACCTGTCAAAAGATCGTGAAGTAAAACTGTATTTTGAGCAGACAACTAACATACTGTTTAAACACCGCTACTCACCTAAAGCAAATTACTCTAGCCAACAGCATGAGGTCTACATGGGCCTTGGTGCGTTCGGTACGAGTGCTATATTTCCAGACGCGCATGATGATGGCGGCTTACGTTATCAATCTATAGACTTACGGGAAATACTGTTTGATATGAGCCATCAAGGTATGGTGGACACAAGCTATCGTAAGTACAGCTTGACCGCACGTCAGATGCAACAGCGCGTCGATGTAAAACGCTGGGAAAGTATACCCGAAGCCATTAGTAAAGCGGTCAAGGACCAGCCTGATAAAAAGTTTGAAATTATACATTGTGTTCGGCCTCGTTCAGAAGTTGACCCGCGCAAGATGGATTACAGAGGTAAAAAGTTTGCCTCGTACTATGTCAGCGTCGAGGGTAAACACTTATTGAGCGAGGGTGGTTTTAACACCTTCCCCTATCCAATCAGCCGCTACGTCACTGGACCCGGTGAGATTTACGGGCGTTCACCCGCTATGTTGGTCTTGCCATCAATTAAAGTTCTTAATGAGCAGAAGAAAACAATGCTTAAGCAGGGTCACAGAGTTGTAGACCCCGTATTGCTATCCCATGACGACGGGGTGCTGGACTCGTTTAGTATGAAACCGGGAGCGATGAACCCCGGTGGCGTATCTGCCGAAGGTCGATTGATGGTGCAGACGCTACCCACGGGCAACTTGGCAGCGGGTCAAGAGCTAATGGACATGGAAAGACAAGTAATAAACGACGGATTTTTAGTTAGTTTATTCCAAATCTTAGTGGATACACCAGCTATGACGGCTACTGAAGTGTTGGAGAGAGCCAGAGAAAAAGGCGCACTCCTATCACCTACAATGGGTCGTCAACAGTCTGAGATGCTTGGGCCTATGATTGATCGTGAGCTAGACCTTTTAAATATGCAGGGTTTACTGCCGCAGATGCCAGAGGCTTTGATTGAAGCAGAAGGCGAGTATGACGTGGCCTATGACAGCCCTCTCAGTCGCTCTCAGAGAGCCGAAGAAGCTACAGGCTACTTGCGCACCTTTGAGACGGCTATTGCTCACGCAAACACAACACAAGACCTCAGTGTTATGGACTATTTTAATACTGACGTAATCTACCCGGCTTTGGCTGAGATTAACGCAATGCCTGAGAGTTGGATGAACGGACCAGAACAAATAGAAGCCTTACGACAGCAACGCGCTCAACAGCAACAGACACAGCAAATGATTGAGGCCGCACCCGCCGCCGCAGGTGTAATGAAAGCGTTAGGGTAATGGAACAGAAAAAACGAGACATACGCCCGCTTAAACAAGGAGAGTTTAGACAAAATAAAGACGGAACGCGCTCAACTGAAATAAGTAAGACAGTTACGCACCCTAACATTAACAACGGTGCGCCAACTAACATTCCTTCATTGTATGTAGTTAACGGCAAAGTTACAGAATTTCCTGATGACGACGAAGCGGTAAAAGCCGCACAAGATACAGGTTTACAGTTTCCTAGTTTTCCCGATATACCTTCCGCAGTTAAAGATGCGCAAACGCGCAGCAACGAAGGCGGGATTGCCGCAGGTAAAATTGGTGAGGTAATTAAAGAGTGATAGATCGAGTTAAAAGCTATTTACGCACACGCGCTCAAGATTATCGTCAGGTCTTTTCGGGTGTTCACGGCGAACGGGTACTAGATGATCTAGCTAAGTTTTGCAGAGCGCACGAAAGTACATTTAATCCAGACGCCCGAATGGAGGGCGTACTGCAAGGTCGAAGAGAAGTTTGGTTACGCATTGCGCGTCACCTTAAAATGACTGAAGAAGAACTTTGGTCACATTTTAACCCCCAAGGAGATTAAAACACATGGCTGAAGAAACAGGGTCCGTTGAAACGGGCAACCCAGAAGCAGCAGTAGACGCATCAGTATCCGCATCGGCAACACCCGGTCAACCTCCAGCAGCTACACAAGGCGCATGGATTGACAGTGTATCAGACACGGACCTACGCGGGTGGGCCGAAAACAAAGGACTACAAAACGGCAACTTTGAAAATGTCCTTAATAGCTACCACAATCTTGAAAAGATGATGGGCGCAGATCGTGCAGGTCGTACAGTCACACTGTTAGATGACACATCTACACCAGAACAGACAGACACATTTTATAATCGTTTAGGTCGTCCAGAAACACCCGACGCGTATAGTTTTGCGTTAGGCGAAGGCGCGGACACTGCCCGTCTTGATGGGTTACGGGCCACTGCCCACCAGCTAGGTATTACGGACAAGCAGTTCTCTGGGCTTGCAGAAGCCGACAGCGCGTACTTCTCTAATGTAGTTGAGCAACAGGGTCAGGCAGAACAACTGGCTGCTGTAGACGCGGAAAACGCATTACGACAAGAGTGGGGCGCAGCGTTTGACCAGAACATACAAGGTGTTGAGCAATACGCGGCGCAGCTTGGTATGACAGAAGCACACTTAGTTGGTTTGCGTGATAGCATGGGGCCAGTTGAAGCCATGAAGTTTGTCCATAGTCTTGGCGGCAAACTTGGCGAAGATTCAGTAGACCAAGGTGAAAGCGTCACGGGTGGAATGTTAACTCCCGCCGCAGCGCAACAGCAGCTTGGTGAGTTGTCTATGAACAAAGAATATATGGAAGCGTGGTTAAATCGCACACACCCCGGTCATAAAGCTGCGGTAGAAAAGAAATCTACTCTGGCACGTCAAGCCGCAGGGCAAGCACCATGAGCGCACAGACTAGGTTAGAAGCGTTAAAATTAGCTGTGCAATCTGGATTAGAAAGTAGCGACATTCTTGTACTAGCTGAAGAGTACGCAAACTTTATTGAAGGGAGCGCAACCGTTGTCAAGATTAACCAAACGCCACCAGAAACAGAGATTGTCCCGACGCAGAGTGCTACCCCCAACGAAAATCAACAACAACGGCGATCTCGAAAGGGTCGTCGTTAAAATAAAAAATAACAAACGGGTTGCTTTTTTGTAGTTGACGTAATAATCTTGCATCAAGCGCACCAATGATGGTGTACGAAACGGCTACCTCTGATAACCTTCGGGCCAGTAACCAGCCTTATTAGTTTGGCCCCAAGTTTCTTGGATAAGCCTTCCAGCTCTGTTTTTAACCGGATAGAAGGAAGGCATATTAACCATGTCTAATGAAATCCTCGATTGGTCAGTGATTGACTATAAATCGACAGTAGAACATCTCTTACAACAAAGAGGTTCTAAATTCCGTTCAACCGTTATGGAAGATAGCTATAACGGTAAAGCTGGCGCAGCAGTTAACCAAATTGGTGCTGTAAACGCTCAACTCAAAACAACTCGTCATTCTGACACACCATTAATCGAAACACCTCATGATAAGCGTTGGGTTTATCCTAGCGATTACGAATGGGCTGATTTGATTGATGATCAAGACAAGCTACGCATTATCGCTGATCCAACCTCACCATACGCTATCAACGGCGCAATGGCTCTAGGTCGGGCTATGGATGATGTTATCATTGCGGCTGCTACAGGCACTGCTAAAACAGGCGAAGACGGCACTGTTTCCACAGCGTTCCCCGCTGCACAAACTGCTAGTACTACAGCGGGTGGATTAACTATTGCCAAGCTACGTGAAGCTATGCAGTTGTTAATTGCAGCAGAAGTCGATGTAGACAACGAAGAACTATATTGTGCTATTGGCGCTCAACAGCACGATGACTTGTTAGGTCAAACTCAAGCAATTAGCTTGGATTTCACAACCAAACCTGTACTTGTTGATGGTCGCATTAAGTCGTTCATGGGTTTCAATTTCATAGACAGCCAACGTCTAGCACTCTCTGGTACAGATCGTACCGCAGTATGTTGGGCTAAATCTGGATTGCATCTTGGTTTATGGAATGACATCAATGCACGTATCACTGAACGTGATGACAAATCTTATTCAACACAAGTTTATCTAAAGGCTACCTTTGGCGCTACTCGTGTAGAAGAGAAAAAAGTCGTCGCAATCACTTGTTCGGAGGCTTAAATAATGGCTACTACATACAGTGTCCAAAAAACTAAGTGGAACCAAGATACGCCAACTACACGAATTAAGCCTAATGAACAGGCTGGTCGTGTGCGTGTTGCTTACGCATTAGCTGAAGCATCATCGCTTGCTGTTGGTCCAATTGAAATGTTTAACCTTCCGAATGGGGCGCGTATCCTTTCGGGCGAGTTAATGCATGACGCTCTTGGCGGTTCTACTACAGCTTCTGTAGGCCACGCGGCTTATAAGAATGCTGACGGTACAGTTGTTGCTCTTGACGTTGATGAATACAAAGCTGCGGCGGCATCAACTTCAGTTACTACAGTTGATATCGCTGCTACATCAGCACTTGGTCGCAACAGTGTTGTCGATGCAGACGCTGATGGTATCCCCATCACGGTTGTAATCGCTGGCGCTGCGGCTACAGGAACCATTGAGTTGACAATGTTGTACGTTGTTGACTAATTGATTAGGTGGAGAAGTTTAAACACTTCTCCACCGTTTCTTTACGGGTTAAAGCTAGGAAACACCAATGGCAAGTGCAGTAGATATATGCAATTTAGCTCTTCAACGTTTAGGAGCTAAATCAATTGGAGCTTTGACCGAAGACACTACGGCAGGGCGTGAATGCAACCGTGTATACGAACACGCTAGAGACAGTGAACTTCGTTCTCATCAATGGAGTTTTGCTCGAACAAGAGTTGAAGTAGCTGCGGATTCTGTAGCACCCACTTTTGGTTTTGCAGCCCAGTACACACTACCTTCTGATTATGTGCGGCTATTACCTGCGCGTAACACAGCTACTAATACTTATGCTTTAGGTGGAATTGACCCAAACATTGATTGGCAAATTGAAGGGCGTAAAATTCTTACTAACGACACTGCACCACTTCAAATTATCTATTTAAAAAGAGTTACGGACCCTAACGATTTTGATGAATTGTTTATTGATTTGTTAGTGTCGCGTATTGCTATGGATGTGGCAGAAAAAATAACTCAATCCAACACAAAAAAATCAGACGCTCAAAATAGATACGTTTTGGCTAAAAGAGAAGCTAAGAAGATAAACGCATACGAACGACCACCACAAGAACTGCCCGTCGATGGGTGGGTTGCGGCTCGTTTGTAATGGCAAAAGTATCCGCCATTCAAAACAATTTTAACGGCGGAGAAATCTCTCCGTTGCTTTTTGGTCGTCCTGACGTGGACAAATACAAAACAGGTTTGCAAACGTGTTTAAACTTTGTCCCTTTAATTCAAGGTCCAATAGAACGTCGTCCCGGTATGGGGTTTGTGAAAGAAGTTAAAACAAGCGCCAATTTAACGCGCATTATACGTTTTGAGTTCTCTACTACTCAAGCTTACATTATTGAACTAGGTAATTTGTACGCACGTTTTTATAAAGATAACGGAGCTATCTTAGACGGGGCTAAAACAATCTCTGCGGCAACTAAAGCTAACCCTTGCGTAGTTACAGCCACATCACATGGGTATAGTAATGGCGATGAAATTTTCATAGATGCTGTAGTTGGTATGACCGAACTAAACGGTAAATATTATAAGATTAAAAACAAAGCTACAAACACGTTTGAACTAACCAACATTGACGACGTAAACACTAACTCAAGTTCGTTTACAACATACGGTTCTGGCGGAACAGCATCTAAAACAATTGAGTTAGTAACAACGTACACAACCGCTAATTTGTTTGAACTTAAATTTACACAATCGGCAGACGTACTCTATATTACGCACCCATCTTATACGCCTCGTAAAATATCCCGCACGTCCGACACTGATTGGTCAATAACTGATATTACTTTTACAGATGGGCCTTATTTAAACTCAAATGTCGAAACAACTACGCTAGGTTTGTCCGCAACTTCCGGTTCAGTAACCGTTACTGCTTCAGCGGTGACAGGTATTAACGACGGTAGTGGTTTTTTAGCTACCGATGTAGGGCGCTCAATACGTTGGAAAGACGCAGCAGGTAACTTTACTTTTCTAGGAATTACTGCTTTTACTGACACAACTCACGTTACGGCTACTATTGATGGACCAAACGCGTCTGCTACAACAGCCACTGTAGACTGGCGTTTAGGTGTGTGGTCAAACACTACAGGTTTTCCTTCTGCTGTAACGTTTCACCAAGACAGATTAGTGTTTGGCGGTGGTGTAGATTTCCCTCAACGGGTTGACATGAGCCGCACAGGTGATTTTGAAAACTTTACACCTACTGAACCTGATGGAACAGTAGTTGACGATAACGCGGTGACCGTTACATTAGCTGCGGATAACGTTAATGCTATTCGCTGGTTAGCTGACGATGAAAAAGGTTTACTGGTAGGGACTGTTGGCGGTGAGTGGACTGTTCGCCCTTCAGACGCGGGTGGGGTTACTACGCCATCAAACGTTCAAGGTAAACGGTCTTCTGCCTACGGTAGTGCTAATGTGCAGCCCGTAAGAGTGGGTCGCGCAATGTTATTTTTACAAAGAGCGCAACGAAAGTTGCGAGAGTTAGCGTTTGCGTTTGAGGATGACGGTTTTAGAGCGCCAGACATGACGCTAATTGCAGAACACGTTACTCGTACAGGCGTTACTGAAATTGCGTATCAATCGGAGCCACAAAGTATTGTATGGTGTGCGCTTAACGATGGGACTTTAGTAGGTCTGACATACGAAAGAGATCAAAAGATTATCGGGTGGCATCGTCATGTTGTGGGCGGATACAGCGACAGTGGTGGCACAATACAAGCTAAAGTTGAGAGTGTAGCCGTCATTCCTAACCCTGAAGGGGTTGCTGATGAATTGTACGTAGTAGTTAACCGCTACATTAACGGCGCTACACGCAGATACATAGAATATTTAAATTCTTTTTGGGATGCCACAAACGATCCAGAAGATTCTTTTTTTGTTGATAGTGGGTTAACTTTAGATAACCCAACTACTATTACCGCTATTACTAAAGCTAAACCTTGTGTTGTTACTGCGGGTTCTCACGGTCTTTCAAACGGAGACACGGTTAGAATTACCGAAGTTGGTGGCATGACCGAAGTAAACAAGGGCGTCTATCGTATTGCATCAAAAGCCGCAAACACAATGGAATTGTTTAACACTGCGGAGAAAAAAGTAACTATTTCAGCAGCTACAGCAGCAAATCCTGTTGTTATAACGGCTGTAGGCCACGGGCTATCTAACGCAGATGAAGTAGCTATTTTTGATGTTGTTGGAATGACAGAATTAAATGGTCTAGGTTTTACAGTAGCTGGCGTTACCGCAAACACTTTTCAGCTATCTGGTATTAATGGCTCTGGTTACACCACTTACGTTTCTGGTGGCGACATACACAGCGCCATAGATAGTTCAGCTTTTACTACTTATTTAGCTAACGGTAAAGTAAGGCAACGGGTAACAACTCTGTCAGGGTTAGATCATCTTGAAGGTCAAACCGTATCTATATTATCTGAAGGCGCTACCGTACCTGATAAAACCGTATCGTCAGGCGCTATTACTTTTAGCCGCCCAACTACTAAAGCTCACGTAGGACTAGCCTACACTTCTGATGCGGAAACACTTAGGTCCGATGCAGGAGCTAAAGATGGTACGGCTCAAGGTAAATTAATTCGTGTGCATCGTGTAATTGTTAGATTTTTCCAATCGTTAGGCGGAAAGATCGGTTCTACAAACACAAGTTTAGATTCTTTTCATTTTCGTGAAGGGGGTGACGCAATGGACACGGCAATACCTTTATTTACCGGAGATGTTGAAATTGAGTGGGATGGCGGGTACAGTTCAGATGAACACATCTTTATTCGACAGGATCAACCATTACCAATGACATTGGAAGCACTAATGCCTCAAATGTCCACTCAGGATAGATAATGCTGGTAGTACCTTTTAAAGCAGAGCATTTAGAAAAACTAAAACTACAGGACGCACAGATGTATTTAAGCGGTTGGGTATCACCAGAGCAAGGACAAGCGTTAGAAGCGCACCCGTCCTATACGGCGGTAGACAACGACACACCGCTTGCTGCTGCGGGGGTAATACCCCAATGGCAAGGTAGATCGTTAGCGTGGGCTTTTCTATCCCCAATGGGGCCGCGTCAATTTGTTGGTGTGCATAGAGCGGTTAAGAATTTCTTAGATGCGTGTTACACTCAACGCATAGAGATGACTGTTGATGTTGATTTTCTAGAAGCCCACCGTTGGGCTAAGATGTTAGGATTTAAAATGGAAGCGGAGCGAATGGAAGCGTATTCCCCAGATGGTCGCGCCTGTGCTTTGTATGCGAGGGTCTTATGACAGGCGCAGAAGTAGCCTTAATAGCTACCTTTGTTGGTACAGCTACATCCGCTGTTGGCGCTATTAAACAAGGGCAAGCAGCTAGTAAAGCAGCAAAATTTAACGCTCAAGTAGCAAGCAACAACGCAGTGTCAGCAAAAGCGACATCTGTAGAAAACGCTAACCGTGAAAGAAGAAATGCACTGCGCCGACAAGGCACTATACGGGCTAACATGGGCAGCGGAGCGGCGTGGGATATGTTAGAAGATCAAGTAATGGAAGACGAGTTAAGACTTTTGAGTATAGAGCATGAAGGCGAACTTCAAGCTAGTAACTTTGAAACTCAATTTACTCTTGAAAGAAGCAGAGGAAAAACGGCACAGCAAGAAGGTATGTTTAGCGCCGCAGGTGCATTACTTAAAGGTAGCGCAAAAACTACAGAACGATATAACGCGCTTGCTCCAACTTCAAAACTAAGAATTTTTTAAAGGTAAGTTATGGCTAACAAAATAACTCCAGCAGGTAATGTTAGATTTGTCCCGCAAACTGCTCGCGCCGATGTTGCCTCAATGGGTGGGGGTGGTAAAGGGCTTATTAGCGCGGGGCAAGATATATCCGGTTTTGGTGATTTTGTAGCAGAGAAAACAGAGCGCGACAGTAAAAGCTACGCTGATTTAACTTACATGGAAGGTCGGAGCGAGTGGGCCGAAAGACTGAAGACTAGCGAAGCCGCTGCGGTAGCGGGCGCTGATGGTTTTACTAAAACGGTAAAAGACGATTTTGATACATGGTCGGCTACAAAATTAGGGAGCGATAAGCTTACTTCAACGGCTAAAAAACATTTAGCAAAACAGCTTGAAAGTTTAAAGGGTACTCTGGTCGGGAAAGCAGTAGACTTTGAAACAGTGTCTAGAACACGTTTAAACGTTTTAAATACTAAGAATACGCTTTCTGCTGGCATTAACGCTGCGTACCAAGACATTCAAATGTTTACAGGAAGTCTTGAACAAGGATTAGAAACAATTAAAGATTCGCGTATATCAGACGACGCAAAACTTGAAGTTGAACGCGAGTTTCGCGAAGACCTTGCTTACCGCACATTAGTCGGTGAGGTACACCGTGACCCTGATAGTGTTATAGAAATGCTTACAGGGGATTACTGGCAGACACAGTTAAGTCCAGCGGGATTAAGTCAAATTACCCTTTCAGCTAACAACAAGAAAAATCAATTAGACGCTAAAGCATTAAACCAACAAAACAAAAGTAACACCGCTTTTAGGATAGGAATTAATTCTGTACGTGAAAGACTTATTGGAGGTTTTGGTGTTAGCAGCAGTGAGATGACACAACTTACAACATTAGGGAAGTTGTCAGACGACCCCATAGCTCACGCAAGTTTAACCCGGCTTCATGCGTTTAAAGATTGGCGTGTTGAAGCTAGTAAAATGTCCGTGCCAGAAGTAAACGCTTTTTTAACTGCGGGGCCGCAGCAGGGACAACCAGCCACTGAATTAGAGTTTATGCAAGTTAAAGCTGCTCGTAGTATTTTATCAAAGAAAACTACAGAAGCTAATGCCGCCGGACGTGATATGATAGCCGCACTTTTGCCAGTTGCAGAGCTAGGTGAATTACCTATAAAAGACGTGGTTATGATACAAGCTCTAATCCCAAGTATAGATGACCCTGACGTATTACGCAAAATGACTAATTTAGTAAACGAAGGATTGCACAGAGGTTGGGTAGCTAAAAGTGACTTAACTTTAGCGAATACGCAAGCTTATGTTGCTGCTTTTAGTCTTCATGCAGAAAGAACAGATGGCATTTCTACGGTTGAAGCAGAAACAATAAAGTTGCATAGCGCGTATTTAAAAGAAATGCAAAACGTACTTACTAAAAAAGGCCCGATTTCATGGGCTGCCCAATCAGGAAACATGGATATACCACCAATAGATATTAAATCTTCCAGTAGTTTAAAAGACCGTTTTACTGCTGCAAACGAGGCTAAAAATAAATATGGAGTTGAAAACTATCAATTTTTTCTGCCAGAAGAGCTTTCACAAGTTCAGACAGCAATATTTGAAATGGATGCTAATCAACGCGTAGAATTGTATCGCACTATAGTCGGTACGGGTGGGCCAGACTCGTACAAGGTGTTTAATGAATTAAGCGAAAAAGGAGCTTCTGGTACAGGGTATGTAGCAGGTATGGCTTCCCACGATCAACACTTAACAATTGCTTTAGAAATTGAGCAAGGTCGAAAAACGTTAGAACAACCTAATGGTTCTAAAAATTTACCGTCGTCTGGTTTGCGTGAAGTGTTTAACACAGAAATAGGTGATGCTTTTATGAATATGCCTAATCATGTTAAAGAAGGTATGTATGCTGCTCTTGAAGGTTTGTATGTTAAACGAGGTTTGCCATCAGGTACTGTTAAAATTACTAATAGTGATGTAAAAAAGTTAATAAAAGAAGTTCATGGCGGAACTATTATTCCTCGTAACAACAGCCGACTAGTCTTACCTATAGGAAAAACAGAAGAATATTTTGAAAACGCAGTAACAAGTTTAGATAACGAAGAAATTATGTTGCAAGTCTTTGATGGGGTTGTTCCGGTTAATCAACAAGGTAACACGGTTACTGGAGAAAAATTACTATCAAACAGTCATTTTAGGTACGTTGGTGATGGTCAATATCGTGTGCAACATAAGGGTACTAACAAGTATTTACGCCACCCCGGTTCTAATAAAGTTTTAATAATGGACCTTAACAAACTTGAAAACTACTACGAGAGTTTTGAATGAGTTTTTTACAGAGCAAACCGTTAGACGTTATAGGTGGCGTACCCGGTCAGTGGAATGAAACTACAGATTTTACAGAAAATTTTGTAGCTACATTAAACGATGATAATCTCCGCATGGCAGCTAATGGTCTAGAAGTTGCTATACAAGATGATTACATAGCTAACGCCGCGTCATATTTTGCAGCAACTGGCGAAAAATTATATGAAAATGAGTTGTTTCGCAGCAACTACCTTAACGGCGCACGTCAAGAAGAGGGTAAAGATACAGAAGTAGACTCAAATTTAACGGAACAATACGCTCAATTTGAGCAAGCAAATCAAAGGTTACAAGCATACAGAGAAGCTAACCCAGAAGATAACAGCGTTAAACTTTTTGGTGAACTTTGGAGCGGTGTTAAATCCCGCAGTAAAGACCTTCGGGGGGTCGCAGCAAGAATTGGCGAGTCCGCTGGTATTACTGGTAAGTTAGGTGCGTTCAGCGCAGGTTTAGTAGCCTCAATGAACCCTCGCACTAATTTTCTTAATTTTGCTACGTTAGGTATAGGCGGCGTAGGTCAAACAGTTACTAAGCGTATATTAACTGAAATTGCAGCAGGTGGCGGAATTGAAGCCGTTAACCAATTTACAGGAGTTTCAGAACGCCAAGCGTTAATGGGTGTCAGTACAACAACAGGTGAAAAATTAACACAAGTAGGTTTTGCGGCAGCGGGTGCGGGGCTACTACGAGGCGCTGGTGAACTTGCGCCAGTAGCAGGGCGGGCAATAGAGCAACAAGTAGCACCGCAACGCGCACTTGGACGCGCTATGTTACAAAAAACTAACCAAGTAAATTTACAACAGACGCGTCAAAAAGCCTACGAAGATGCAGTAATTAAATTAGACCCTAACTTGTTTAAACCTTCCGATCAGGCAGCTATTATTGCAGAGCAAAGCAATATTCTGTTTGCCAGAGCAAACCCTTACGGCGACACAGATACTGGGCTTAATTTACACCATGAAAAACTCATGGATGCAATGGAACCTATGCTTAACAAGTTAAAAGCCGACCTTAGTGGGTCTACACGAATGCCTAATACAACACCAATATATACTAAACCAGATTTTGAAGCTGTGCAGGGCGACCCGGCGATTACCGAAATGAATAAAAATCCGGCTGTAATAGAGTACGCACGTAATAAGAACCCTGATTTAATTAACAAGTATGAGCGTTTAAGCACTGAAATTGCAGAAGAGCGTAGACGTTTAGACGATATACGTCAAGAGTTACCGGGGCAAGAAGTCGCGCAAACAATAGGACGCGCTGAAGATGAGTTAGCTGCACTTGAAACTAAGGCAAGAGGCGCGTCAGCTAAGAACAAAAAGAAAATACAGAAAGAAATTAATGCTAAACGTGAAGCACTAGTTGAGCAAGAATTGCGGCTAACTAGCGCAGAAAACGCTAAAGAACGAGTTACTCGTGAGGCGCTTCAAGCTGCGGATAACGAATTACGTGACATTGCTCCAGAGATATCTGCGTTGTTAAAGCAAGGTAGAGACGCGCTACCCCGCCCAGAATTTGCGCCACCTAAGATTAGCCCGTCAGGTCGCGTTGCTGTTGAGGACATTATGCAACGTCAAAAAATTGACGCTGAACGTCCAGCACAATCGCTTGTAAGTGCGCTAGACCGTCACACTATAAATGGTATGCCTTTGCAAGACTACGCCGCAAAAGCAGCTAAAGAATTAAAAGATATAGAACCAAAGTTAGACGAAATGCGTAATACACAAACCGCAGAACACATGAGTTCTATAGATAGTGAAAAAAACACTATAAATTTAGGGCGTGGTATCGGTGATGTCGATTTAGACAACACAATCATTCAGATTACGGACGCAGAAACAGGCGGCACGGTGACACTACGCGAATACTTAGACCAAGGTAAGCAAGATGACGAGTTGTTAAAAGCCTTATCTACTTGCCCAACGGGGATATAATATGTCGTATAGAAATTGTATTGTAGAAAGTATTGGTAGCAAACACGCAAAGCATGAAGACGCTAAAGTGTTACTAGATCAATTTGACAGCCGCGTTAATGAGATGTTAGGTGACGGTGTTCCGCGTGAACGAGCCGAAAGTGCTGCCGCCGCCGAACTAATAGAAGCAAAAACTTTTAAAAACTCAGCGGATCAAGCTCGCCGCATTCGTGACGCGCAGGTACAGATACGACTAACTGACCGTATTATGAAATTAAAAAATCGCCCCGGTAAAGAGTTAACTAAGATATATTCGGAAGTTGAATATGTTTCGCGTGGTTATTTAGGGCGTTTTAACGGTTTAATGGTTGATATGCTTGATAAATACGACACACGGGTAATTGGGGCATTCCGTTCAAAAGCGGGTTTAGACGATTATATTAAAGAGTTATACGGTAAGGACACAAAAAGCACGGCTGCAAAAGGGTTATCTGAAGCTACTAAAGAAATGTACGCGGACTTTGCTCGTCTGGCTAAAGCCGCAGGGGTAGACATGGTAGAAGACCCCAATTTTCACGCGCCTCAAATGCACGACGTTGGTAAAATGTCTAAAAACAGAGATAAGTGGATTGAGGACCATAATGGTGACGGTGTGTTAGATTGGGAACACATGAAACAATTTAACGGCGGGAAAATAATAGAAGAGAGTGACCGCGTTCGTGTTTTAGGTGAAGTACATACAACAATAACTACAGGCGGTTTAAACAAAATTACTTTTGACTATCGCCCAGAAGTAGGGGTAGCCAGCCGTTTAACTAACAAACGTTTTTTGCGGTATAAAACACCGGAATCGTGGTCTAGTATGCAAAGTGAGTATGGTCGAGGAACGTTAATTGATCAGCTTATTGACTACATGGGCCAAGCGTCACGCGATTTAGCTCAACTACAAGTGCTTGGACCTAACCCCTCTATAATGAAACGCCGTTTAGAGGCTGCTGTAAAGATGCGAACAAGCCAATTGGTAGATGAAGCGCAAACAAAAGGTGACCTTAAAACTCAAAAAAAATTGTTACACAGTGTGTCAAGAGATATAAATGACTCAGATAGTGTGTTTGGTTTTGTAACCGGACGTAACGCAGATGTTGAACTTAATAACGTTGGAATTGTTATGAGTACAATACGGACGCTACTACCCGGCGCGCTATTAGGTAAAGCTATTTTTTCTGCTGCACCGGGCGACATAGCTACTATGAAATCTGTGTCACGTTTGTCTGGACACAAAGCTATGTCTCCCATAGCTTCCTACTTAAAAATGATTAACCCAGCTAGTAAAGCTGACCGTGAGTTTGCCCGTCAGATGGGTGTAGTTAATGATTTAGCTTTAGGTAATTTAGCAGCAGCCGAACGTTTTGGTGGCGACCCGTTTGGCCCTAAATGGGCGCAACGACTTACCGAAGGCGCTCTGCGTTTAAGTTTGTTAAGCCATCACACTCAAATGTCCCGAAACACATTCTCATTAGAGATGATGGGTAGTTATGCGCGTAACGTAAACAAAACTTTTGATAAAATAGATTTTAAAGAGAGTATGGAACGTGCAGGTATTACCGCTGAAGATTGGGATATTGTGCGTCAAACAGAATTAACTGACCACAAAGGCGCAAAATTTTTAAACCTTAACGACATGATCCATCGCACAGATATAAGTGCAGACGTAGCAAATGATCTTTTTGCAAAATTTACCGCGTACAATCAGAACTTATTAGAGATGGCAGTTCCTACGTCGTCTGTTGAAGCTAAATCAGTGTTGATTGGTGGCACTACCGCTGGTACTTTTAAAGGTGAAGTGCTTAGATCAGTTGCCGTATTTAAAAATTTCCCTATTACTATAATGATGAAACATCTTGCAGAAGGTATGGCGCGGGAAGGTGCTTTAAATAAAGGTAAATATTTTGTTACGTTTTTAGCATATCTTACCGCTGCTGGCGCACTATCTGAACAAATTCACGTCATGTCCCGTGGTGAAGACCCTCGCAGTATGAACCCATTTACAGACCCTACGTTTTGGCCTGACGCAGTAGCGCGGGGTGGGGGGTTATCTTTGTTTGCAGACTTCTTAACATCCGATGTAAACAGATACGGCGGCGGGTTTTTTAAAAGTTTGTTAGGCGCTCCTGCCGCTGCATTGGATGGTTTTGCAGAGTTAACTGTAGGAAACGCACAAAGCGCACTACAAGGTGAGGACACTAAGATTGTCCAGCAACTTGTTGGAACGCTAAGAAAAATAGTTCCCGGTTCACACCTTTGGTATGTAGATAGAGCCATAACATCACTTGTAGATGAATTTATACTTGAAGATTTAGACCCTAATTTTCAAAACAGAGCAACTAAGAAAATTAATGACTTAGACGAGGAAGGGCGAGGTATGTGGTGGGAAGCTGGAAAACTACTACCTACAAGAGCGCCAGATTTGAGTAGTGCTTTTCGGTAGTATATGATAAGATTGTTTAAACGTAAGGAACCCACACAATGACCATAAGCTCTACAGTAAACCGCGTAAGTTACTCAGGCAACGGAAGCACAACCGCTTTTTCGTTTGGTTACTTGTTTTTCAGCAACGCAGACCTCAAGGTTATTCTTGTTGTAAACAGCACAGGCGCTGAGACAACAAAGACTATTACCACGCATTACACTATTACTGGTGCGGGTGACGCGTCTGGCGGCACGGTTACTATGGGTACAGCTCCTGCGTCTGGAGAAACACTAGTTATTATTCGTGAAGTTGGCCTTACACAAGGGCTAGACCTAGTTGAGAACGACGCTTTTCCGTCTGACCTAGTTGAGCAAGAGCTTGATCGGGCAACAATGATGGCGCAACAAATCAACACAGAGGTTGATAGATCGTTTAAACTGTCTGATGGTGATACATCAGGAGTAGACACAACGCTTCCTACACCTGTTGCCTTAAAAACATTTCGTTGGAACGCTGGGCTAACTGCATTAGAAGAAGCTGATGACCCCGGCGCTGCTACGACTGCGGCGGCTGCAAGTGCGGTTACTGCTTCTACCAAAGCAGATGAAGCAGTAGCCTCTGCTGCTACGGCAGTAGCGTATGCTGTTAAAGTTGACGGCGCTGCGGCGGGTAGTGACCACAGTTCAAAAGCTTGGGCTGTTGGTGGAACGGGCATAACCGACACTTCGAGCAAAGGAGCTGCGAAAGAATGGGCTTCTAATCCAGAAGACGATACTGTTGCTGGAGCAGGAACATTCTCTGCTTTACATTACTCAGCTAAAGCAACGGCTCAAGCAACACTCGCAACCAACTACGCAACTAAAATTAATGGTGCTGTAACTGGTTCAGACTTTAGTTCTAAAGCTTGGGCGGTTGGAGGTACAAACGTCACCAGCACTGGCAGTCGTGGAGCCGCAAAAGAGTGGGCTACTACAACAGGGGCCGCTGTTGATACGAGTGAATTTTCTAGTAAAGAGTATGCACTAGGAACTACTCTCACTACAGGATCATCTAAGCAATGGGCGTTAGGTGGTGGCAGTTCATTTACGGAAGGAACAGCGGTAGCTGGCGGTGTGTTCTCTGCAAAGAAGTATGCAGCTAATGCGGCGGCTAGTGCATCCGTTGCGGCATCTGGGCAGATATATAGTACTGTTGTAAATCAGACAGGTGCAGCTATTTCTCCAGCGTTATCTGCTGATGGCACATACTATCTTTGTGATACATCAAGCAACAACATTACAGTTACACTCCCTGCCATTGGAACAAGTGAAGGTGTTAAGTATGCGTTTCAGAAAACGTCTGCATCTAACTCTTTAATCTTTGCACGATCTGGAACAGACACTCTAAACGGATCAGCTTCTAACATTACTCTGACAGACGTTAATGCACAAATCCAATTCGTAAGTGATGACAACAGCCCTGACAACTGGGTAGGCGTAAACCTTTCACAGATCACAGTAGGCACTGGCTTAACCAAGACAGGCTCAGTTGTTGCTATAGATCAGACCCACCTAAAGCAGACGATAGCCATAGCTTGCGGCGATGAAGTCACAGCTACGGCAGCGGGTACAGCGGTAGTTACATTCCATATGCCCTATGCGTTTACGTTGACGGGCGTTAAGGCTGGGGTGACTACAGCCCCCGTTGGGTCAGTTTTGACCGTCGATATAAATGAGGCGGGAAGTACGGTTTTGACTACGAAGCTGACAATCGACGCTGGAGAAAAGACCTCTGGAACGGCAGCTACGGCAGCAGTCATTGGCGGTGCAGGGCCAGCGTTAGCAGACAATGCTTTGATGACTATTGACGTTGACGGAGTCGGGTCGAGTACGGCTGGTGCAGGATTAAAAGTGTACTTGATTGGATATGCCACATGAGTTTTATAATGCGGCCTATACGGTTCGCTTCAACTGGGTTCATCATTGAAGGCTCTGGGCTGTTTGATGGTAGCAGTGGTTTTTTGTCTAGAACACCGGGGAGCGCAGGAGACAGTAAGACTTGGACACTCAGCTTCGTGGTCAAACGTAGTGAAATATCATCTGCTGGTATACTTTTCGCCGCAGGGAGCGCAACGACTGACGAAACTAGATTAAGCTGGAGAAGTAGCGATGAAATAGAGTTTGTTCATAAGGAGTCTTCATCGACACTGACAAGCCTTATAACAACCCCATTATATCGTGACCCTGCTGCTTATTACCATGTTGTCTGGGCAAACGACCAAACGCAAGCTACTGCTGCGAATAGGAACAGACTTTATATAAACGGTACAGAGATAACTGATTGGGGAACGGAAACCCGCGATGCTCAGAACGCAGACACATTCGTAAATAAAACCGTTGCCCAGAAGATAGGTAGTCGGTCAGGGGCGGGGTCGCTATGGTTGCCTGATTACGTATCGCAAGCAGTTATGATCGACGGCCTAGCACTAGACCCAACATCATTCGGTGAAGTAACAGACGATGGTTTCTGGCAGATCAACGATGCAAGTGAATTAACTTTTTCTACGAATGGCTTCTTAATTGAAGGCGGCACTGATATGGCTGCTGGTGTGGATAGTCAAGCTGGCGGTACTGCTACAGAAGCCGAGACTTCACTGCTATTACACTTCGATGGCTCTGATGCTGCAACCTCCACAACAGATAGCTCAAGCTACGGTCATGTTCCTACGTTCACAGGTAACGCTCAGTTAGATACTGCAAAGAGTAAGTTTGGTACGGCTTCATTACTGTTAGATGGCAATGGTGACTATGTGTCAATCCCTACAGGCGATGAGTTCGACTTTGGAACAGGCGACTTTACGGTTGAGTTCCAAGTCTACTTCAACACGGTGAAGACCGCTGGCAGTTTGGAGTCTATGAACAATATGTTCTGCCGTGGCGACACTGACGCTGCTGGTAATATCTCCATGAGCATAGGTAGCGGAACAAAGCTGATCTGCTATATTGGCTCTGTTAAAGAGATTGAAGTTGCCTTCACACCGAGTGCGGGGCAGTGGTACCACATGGAGCTATCCCGTTCTGGAACAACCCTTCAATGGTTCGTTGACGGTGTTTCTAAAGCAAGTGCAACGAACAGCGAAGATATGGTAAGCACCGAAACAATACTTCTTGGCGCTATGGTGAACAACGTATCTTCTGCCCGTGACCTTGATGGTTGGATTGATGAAGTTAAAGTTATCAAAGGTTCTGCTGCACATACAACAGGTTTCACAGCACCAACGGCTGCATACACTAATCCCGCAACGGCAAACCACTTCACCAAGACAGGCACAATAACCGCCACCAACGATTCTCCGACGAATGGTGGTGATGATGATGAGTATGGTAATTATGCTACGTTTAACCCCTTAATACCTGACACTAATGCAGGAACACCTGTTTACACGG